CGCGCCTAGCGTATGGGACAAAACGTACCGGACGACCAGCAGCTCGGGAGCCTCGCGAAGGCGAAGACCCCCGGCGCACCGAGCCAGCCCTGGGGGAAGTGGCCCAAGATAAAGCCGGAGACGGTCGCCCCCCTGCGCGATGGTCGGCCGGACATGTACAACCACCAACCGACGCGGTTCGTCTCTCTTGCAGAGGCGAAGGCGCGTGGCTGGAAGCACTTCTGGACTGGCGAGCTGTGCGTTACCGGGCACCGGGCCGCACGCTACGTCGCGAACGGAAGCATATGTGTTGATTGCCAACGCGTCGAGCGCGGCCAGGTGCCGGTCTATGGCAAGGGAGTGCCTGAGCTTGAGGAAGCGCGCAGGCGTAACTACACGCAGAAGAATACAGCGCCTGCCGGCCCTCCGGTACCTAGCGCTGGTGAGAAGAATTTTTTGGCGAAGTACGCGGAGCTGAAAGACTTCGCGCTCGCGGCTGATGCGTGCGGGCGCAGCGAGTCTGAGTTTCTAGCGATCTTGAGCTGGAACACGACCTTTAGGGACGCAGTGAACCGCCTAGAAGAGAGCATCGGTGTCACCCGGACGCTGAGCGTGACCGAAGATTTTGACTGGACAGACGAGAAGCGACGCGCGTTCCTCATCACGTACGCCAACACGGCGGACATGAAGCAGTCGCTGCGCTCCGTTGGGGCCACCAACGTGCAGTTCCATAAGGAACTGAACAGCAACAGCGAGTTTCAGAAGGATTTTGACGACGCCGCGCAGGTCGCGCGGTCTGTATTCGACCACGCAGCCTCCGCGGCAGCCACAAAGGGCGACGCGCGCATGCTCGGGCGCATCGCGGCGAACTTTTTCCCGGAAAAGTTCGGTGAGAACCTGAAGATGGACCTCAACGTCAAGCAAAACCTATCGCTGGACCAGGCACATGCGCAACTTTCCACGCTCCTATCAAGATTTGATCGACAGGGTCTACTCCCCTCTGCCTCCGCAGCTGACGAAGCTCCTATCGAAGCAGAATATTGGGACGCTGAGCCTCCAAGAGACGACGAAGCTCCTCCAGATCCTGAACCAGAGGGCGCGGACGCAGGACCAGACCCAAATAGTGACTTGGTTTCAGGATCCGTCTGACCATCCAGCGCTGAAGAACTGCCCACTGGGGCGGAAGCATTATCCGAAGCAGATGCGCTTCTTCGCGTTGGAGCAAACCGACGACGAGATCGCGCTTTTCGGTGGAAACAGAACGGGAAAAACGCATTGCGGGTGTTTCGCGGACGTGCTGCACCTCACCGGACTGTATCCAGACTGGTGGCCGGGCCGCCGATACACCCATCCTATCGATATGTGGGTCGCGACGGACACTGCGAAGAACACGCGCGACATTTTGCAGGAAAAATTCTGCGGGAAGCCGGGCCAAGAGCAAGCGTACGGCACCGGCATGATTCCTGGAGATCTTTTGGTGCGGCGGACCGTGAAACACGGTCTCGCCGATGCGTTTGAGTCGGTTTTCGTACGGCATGTGTCCGGAGGAATCTCGACGCTGCAGTTCAAATCTTACGACCAGGGACGAGAATCGTTCCAGGGAACACGTCAACACAGAATTCATTTGGACGAAGAGCCTAAACTTGAGATCTACACCGAGTGCCTGCTACGACTGATGAGCACCGTTCCCGGCGAACAGAACGGTACTCTGGTGCTGACCGAAACACCAATGCTAGGGGTCTCCGAGTTGATGATCGCGTTCATGCCCGACCTGTCGCCCGAGCCCGACTCTGTGCCGGCCGCGGCGTGGGATATGGGCGAAGAGGAAGAGGTAGTTGTCGATGAAACGTACATTGAGAACGCCTAATGTCGCGTGCGTGTGTGTTCTTAGACATGCAAGATGTGCCGCACTTAGGTGAGAAAGAGATGAAACAGATCCTCGCGGGTGTCCCGTCGTGGCAGCTGCAGGCGCGTAAGTCAGGGATACCTGGTCACGGCACCGGAGCGATCTATCCTATCCCCGAAGACGTGATGTTGATCGAACCGTTCGACATCCCGGAACACTGGCCGCGCTCGTACGGTATGGACCCAGGCTGGAACTGCACCGCAGTGATATGGTTCGCGTGGGACATAGACAACGGTTTCAGAGACGCTTCCGGCGTCCAACGGTACCCGGCGGTGGCGTATGACGAATACTACAGGGGACAGGCCGACCCTGCCGTACACGCTGCGGCAATCAACCGTCGCGGTTCGTGGATTCACGGCGTGATCGACCCCGCCGCGCAGAAAGCGCGCGGCCCGGACGGCGAGCTGCTTATTGACGCTTACTGTCGTCTCGGTCTGAAGGTCAGCAAGGCCGACAACACGGTCGTGTCTGGACTCGTACAGACCTGGGACATGCTCTCGACGCAGCAGCTGCGCATCTTCAGCACGCTGATGAACTGGCGGAAAGAGGTCCGTCTCTACCGCCGCGACGAGAAAGGTAACATTATCAAGAAGAACGACCATTTAATGGATGCCACCAGATATAACGTCATGTCAGGGTTCGACGTGGCGAAGGCTCCTCCTGCCAGCGAAGGCGGGTTACCGTGGTTCTCTTGGAGCCCGGAAATGGCTACGCACGGTGGCGTGTGGAGTGGGTGAAGCCTATCGATCAGGTCGACGCTGACATACGCCGCGAGGGTGTGTTCATACTGGTCGACGTTGACGGGCGGAAGCTGCGATTCTACGGTTACAAGCGAGACTACGTCACCATCAATCGGCTGATGGAGTCTCTGAAGGGGCGACAGGACGAGATGGTGAAGTATCTAATCGCGCAAGCGCGCACAAGGGTGAGACCATGAGCATTACGTTGAAACTGGTGCACGAAGAGGGGATCCGTCTGCGACAGCAGGCCGCCCACAAGATCGAGCACAAGGACAAGGACGACAAGGTGACGCACACCTCCGTCGACTGGCGCTTCGTCAAGCGCCCCGCATCGGACGGCAAGGTCGTCGAAGAGTGTCAGCAGGATGAAGACCCCCGGCGCGTCGACTCGAACGGCCGCAAGATGCAGCTGGGTACCTACACCCTGCACGTCACGCACGGGATGAACAATCTCGTGATCGAGCGCAAAGGCAAGGTCGCCCCGTTCAATTTCAAGAACGGCTCGATCCGCAACCAGGTCCGCATTCAGTACCAGAGACTGATCGACAGCGGCCGTAAAACAAAGGACCAAAAACCCGTGCACGAGTGGAAGAACGATGGCCAGGCTCAGTACCTGCCCCCCAACACGTTCGGTGGTGCCTTTGTCGGCGACGGCCAGCGCGCTATTGTCGATGAAATGCCAACATAACTATGAACCTGCTAGGGGGTGCTGCAGTTAGTAAAGAAGCTCGCGCCACATCACCGCGGTTTGCTCGCGCTCGCGCGCTACCAGCCTCCGACAATTTTCGGAAGCATAACAAATTTGTGGTGGCGTGAGTGGGTACTAATGCTTCGGACAATTGGGACCTAATAGGCGACGTGCCGGGCCAACGCGGCACGCTCCCGGATTCGCCTGGCTTCCAGATACGTGACAACGAGGGACTGCTGACGCGTATTCGCAATTTCTATGACGAGGGAGTCGGCGCGTGGGAAGAGAACCGCCGCATGCACTCCGAAGACCTGAACTTCATTTATAACGCTGAAGCGATGGGTCAGTGGGATCCGGTGGTGCTCCAGAACCGCCGCGGCAAGCCGTGCTACACGTTCAACCGCTGCCTGCAGCCAGTGAACATGGTGGTCGCGGACATGCGCCAGACGCGCGCCTCCGGCAAGGTGCGGCCCGCTTCTGACGGCGCCGACGAGGGTGTGGCCGACGTATTCGCGGGCCTCTGCCGCTCCATCGAGCAGTGCTCGCGCGCCGACCAGATCTACAAAGAGCAGTTCAAGTTCGCCGTCGCTGGCGGCTTTGGTGCGTGGCGCATCATGCCGACCTACATGCAGGACGACGGCGAGGGCGCGTTCGATCAGGTGCTCCGCATCCTCAACATCTCGAACCCGCAGACGGTGGTGTGGGATCCGCAGTGCGCTGACGCGTGCGCGGCCGACGCGAACCGTTGCATCATCGCGGAGCGCATCTCCGACGAGATCTACGAAGCGCTTTACCCCGAAGGCAACATGATGAGCCTAAACGTGTCGCGTGACAGCTACGGCTGGTACACGGACAAAGAGGTCCGCATCGCCGAGTACTTTGAGCGCGTGCCGCGCGAGAAGTGGATCGCGAAGATGACCGACGGCACTGTACGCGACTACGACGCTGACCTCAAGGCGACCGAAGCGCACCTCGAAGATCACGGCCTCACGTTCGAGAAGAGCGGCGTGACGCGAATCGCCCGGAACAAGAAGACCGGCGAGAAGATGATCCGCAAGACCGTGAAGTGGCAGGTGATGTGGGCGAAGATAGACGGCTCGACCATCCTCGAAGGCCCGTACTACTACGACTGGAAGCGCATCCCCGTGGTCCGCTGCCCTGGCCGCTACATCAACATCGAGGGCCGCAAGAAGTTCCAGTCGCTGATCCGCCACTCGAAGGACGCGCAGCGCAGCTACAACTCCCGTGCCTCGGACATGATCGAGCGCAGCGCGCTCCTGCCGAAGGCCCCGTACCTCGTCACTGAGGCGATGATCAAGGGCTACGAGAACGAGTGGAACCAGGCGAACGTCGCCTCGCGCCCGTACCTACCATACAACGTCGACAAGAACGCGGAAGGCGGGATGCCGTTCCGCACGCCACCGTTGGATCTACCGCAGGGCGCTATGGCGCTCGCGCAGATGTCGATCCAGGACATCCAGGCCACCATTGGGTACTTCGACCCAGCGCTCGGCAACGCTGACGACATGAACCGCGTGAGCGGTAAGGCGCTTGTGCAGCACACGAAGCGCTCGGATCTTGGCAGCTACGAATTCATCGACGGCTACAACTCGGCCATGCAGCTGACGTGGGAGATGATGGTCGACATGATCCCGACCGTCATGGACTCCGAGCGCGTCGAGCGCATCATCGGACACGATGGCATCGAGAAGATGGTCGACATCAACAAGGAACACGAGCTGACTGGCGACATCATCAACGACCTCTCCAAGGGGTCGTATGACGTTGAAGTCACCATCGGCCCGAGCTTCCAGTCCGCGCGACAGGAAGCACTCGACACGCTGATCTCGTTCGCCGAAGCGATGCCGACCGCCGCGCCGGTCATCCAAGACCTGATCGCGAAGAACATCGACTCGCCGGACGCGATGGAGATGGCGAAGCGGCTACGGATCCCGCTGATACAGCAGGGCATCATCAAGCCGACCGAGCAGGAAAAGAAGGACGGCGTCGGCCAACAGAAGACGGCTCAGCAGCAGGCGCAGCAGCAGCAGCAGCAGCTTGAGCAGCAGCTCCTGCAGGCCAAGGCACAGAAGATGGGCGCCGACGCGCAGATTGCGCAGTCGCGCGCGAAGATGAGCCCGGTCGAGCAGCAGAAGATCCAGTTCGAGACCGCCGGCAAGCACCTGGCGAACATCAAGCTGGCGCACGAGATCGGCGCCGATCAGCGCCAGCAGCAGACCGACATGCAGTCGGCGCAGATGGATCTCGCTGCCAAGCACGTCGGCAACTTACAGGATCTCGCGCACGCCACGCAGCAGCATCAGCAGGAGCAGGCCGCGGAGCACCACAAGACAGTGGCCGACGCACAGCGCGCGCACTTCCAGGCCAAGGTCGAGACGGATCGGCAGCAGGAGTTGCACGAAGCCGAGCTACAGCGCGCCGCGCGAGCACACGAGCACGAGATGCGTCGTATGCACGAGAAGCACGCGCTGACGTTGAAGCATCAATCGGAGTTGAATGAGCAGAAGGTTGCCGCCGCGAAGGCGCTGGCCGCCGCTAAGCCTAAAAAGGCGAAGAAGGCTGCATGAGTTGGCCGTTGGTAGACCCTCAGAGAATCAAAGAAGGTATGGCCGCAGCCAAAGAGCGTGGCGTTAAAATAGGGCGCCCTCTGGCGGCTGTTTGTAAGCGCGGGCACGTCCGTATCAAAACCGGCACCTGTACCGAGTGTGAGAGCCTTCGTCTAGCTTCGCGGTACGCAGAAAAACGAGATGAAATCCTGGCACGTACCCGAGAGCTTCAAACCAGTCAGCGACGCTCCGCCGGTATAATTGCGCGGCGAAGCGGCCTAGATCCGGTTAAACAAGCAGAGAATAACCGCCGTCAAGCGAAGGCATGGCGTGATCGTTATCCTGGCGAAGCTAATGCTTACGCCAGACTACGACAGACGCGGCGCGATCAGAGAACTCCCGCCTGGGCGGATTTGAAAAAGATTCAGGAAATTTACAAGCTGGCGAAGCGAATGCAGAGCGAGCTTGGAATGAAGATGGCGGTCGATCATATCGTTCCGCTTAAAGGTGAGGTTGTTAGTGGTTTGCACGTTCACGAAAACCTGCGGGTCATTCCGTACATCGAGAACGCCAGGAAGTCTAACAGCTATCAGTGTGCTTAACCGTTTCGCAAGTACGTAACTTGTGTAGAGGTACATGATATGACGTTCTCCAGGTCAGATTTAGAAAATTATGAGAAGCAACCGCAGAAGCAGGTCGACGACAAGTTGAACCCGTTCCGCGGTGCCACACCCGCCCGTGCCGCCGACGCCGCCGCAGTTGCCGCCGTCGCCGCGGGCCAGAATGTTGATGCCACTCCGGGAGGCAGTGCTGCAGCAGCAGCCTCGGATCCGTTGGTCGACGAAGATTCCCCCATCGTTGACGAAAACGGAACACTCGGCGACCCGACCGATTCGGGTGAGGGGACTTCGGACGAAGACGCGGACTCGTCCACCGCATCCGTCGACCCCAGCGATGAAACGGATCCCAATAAGGATTTGACCGGCGAAGCAGATGGCGAAGAGGCGTCACCCGCTCGGCCGGCTCCGAAGAAAGGATCTGCTGAGGAACGCATAGTAGAGCTGAACGATCTGCTCGAAGGCACGAAGATATTTGGCAAGCACATGCAGGACCAGCTAAAGGGTGCTTTAGCTGAGTTAGAACGGCTCAAGGCCGGCGGTAAACCTACCGCCGCACAGACCGACGCTGCATCTGCTCCTCCTGTTGTTGAAGACGAGCCGATGCCCGACCTAGCGGACCCGGATGTCGCCTTCGATAACGACAAGTATCGAGCCAAGATGCAGAAGTGGACGAAGGATCAGGCGCAGATCGCTGCGCGTCAGATCGTTCGTGAGATGACCGGCCAGACAGAGGCGGTCAATCGTCGTAAAGTGGTTGAAGAGAAAATCGCGGAATTCGCGAAGACTCACAAGGACTACACGGCGGTCGTCACCAACAACCCGATCTTGGCGCAGCATCAGCTGGGTCCAGATGCAGGTGCTGCTGTTGCTCAGTCAGAGCATGTAGCCCGAATTTTGTACGAGTTTGGCAAGGACACCGCGATGGCAATCCGCACCGCGAAGCAGTCCCCAGCCCAACAGTGCATCACCGTCGGGAAGATCATCGCGAAGATTGAGGCAGAAGTTGCGGCCACTTCAAAGAACGGCTCGAAGCCCGATGCGCAAACAGGGCAAAAGAAGTCCATCACCAAGGCGCCGCCTCCTCCCACCCCGACAAAGGGTGGCGGACGTGTAGCCGAGCGAGATGTCGTCGACCCGAACATGTCGATGGAAGAATTCGCTCGTCGCCACAGAGGCAGCAAACAGTCCAGCCGCGAGAACGCACGAAAGATGCGCGGCCTGAACTAAATAAAATCGGAAAGGAATAATGGCTAACTCACTCATCACCGCTCAATGGGTCGCACGCAAAGCGCTAGTTTTGCTGCACTCCAAGAGCAACTTCACGGGTCGCACGAACCGTGACTACCAGAGCCTTCTGCCCGGACCCATCAATGGCGTCATCCTCGGTCAGCAGCTCTCGATCCGTCTGCCGTTCCAGTACACTCTGCGTACTGGCCCGCAGATGAATGCACAGAACTCGGTCCAGCGTTTCGCCACCCTGTTGGTCAACCAACAGCTCGGTGTCGATATCAACTTCACTTCGGTGGAGCGTGCCATGTTGCTGAACAACTTCGAGGAGCAAGTGCTCGAACCTGCCATGGCGCGTCTCGCGGCCGGCATCGAGAACTTCACCACGGGGCAAGTCAACAACGTCCCGAAGTTCACGGGCGCCTTCAACACCACGGCAACCTACGACCAGCTGCTCCAGAACGAGCAGTACCTGACGGAAGCCTTGGCGCCGGAAGATGACCGTCGCACCTTCACCGCGACCCCGCAAACCTCGCGGTACTTCGTGCGTGACAACAAGGGCCTCTTCAATCCCGAGTCGACGATCTCCGACCAGTGGTTGGAGGGCGTGATCGCGGACAAGGCCGCGGGCTACGTCTGCTTCCGTAACACGAAGCTGCCAACGCACGTCATCGGATCGTTCAGCACCACGGCGGCCCCGGCCGTCAACGGCGCTGGTCAGTCCAACCCCGGCGCGGGTAACGCGTTCGTTTCTACCTTCACACTGAACACGAACGGCTGGGCGTCGGGTGCCACCACCCTGAACGCTGGCGACGTGATCAGCATCGCTGGTGTGAACGAAGTCGACCCTGAGACGAAGGCGTCCCTCGGCCGCCCCAAGCAGTTCGTCGTGACCGCGACCATCAGCGACACCGCTGGTGCGATCTCGATCCCGATTGCCCCCGGCATCATCACCGGCGGCGCGTACCAGAACGTGGACAACGTTCCGGCAGCTGGCGCTCTTATCAGCGTCTTCGGCCAGAGCGGAGCCGCTGCCATCGCTGCCCTAAACGGTCAGCTGATCAAGCAGTCACTCGGCTGGTATAGGGACGCGATTGTGTTTGCGAATCCCCCGATGCTCGACCTCAGCCCCCTCGTCAAGATGACGGCTGCAGAGAGCTTCGAAGGGTACAACATCCGCTTCGCTCAACAGTGGGATCCGTCTAACGACGTGCTCCCGGCCCGCCTCGACTCGATTGTCGGTGCCGTGCTCGCTTACCCCGAGCTGGCCGTCCGAAACATCGAAGTCGCGTCGGCTGCCTAACCCATAGGAATATAGAAAATGAGTAACATCCAAGTTGGATATGGGCACGGCGACGTTGTCGGCATTCCGTTCGACTTCTACGGTGGAGCGACCCTGGTCACAGGTTCGACGATCACCATGCAGACGAACCAGCTCCTCCTGAGCAACACGACTGGCGGCGCCATCGCCGTCACCATCAACCTTCCGCTGAACCCGGTGGATGGTTGCTGCGCTGAGATCAGCAACGTGTCTCCGGCTGTGGCTGATGTGCTGACGATCACTGCGATCAACGCCAACACTGGCGACGTGATTGCAACGTCAGGACTTGGCGTCCCTGCGACCATCACCGTGGCGGCTTCAACCGCTGGCGGTAGCGCAGCGGCGACGGTCAAGTACAAGTACACCCTGAACGGCTTCCAGCCGGCGTCGGGAGCGGCAGTGAACCCGCGTACTTGGTTCCGCGTGCAGTAAAAGAAGAAAATCAGCGCCACCGCCCTCACCCGGTAGGCGCTGGTGGTGAAAGCCTCACCATATTAAATAGGCTTGACAGCTCGGAGAGACGGCACTAATTTTCAGAGAGGCGCATGGCTCAGACCAACCAGCAGATCATCACCGAAGCTTTCCAGAAGCTTGGCGTCGTACGCGAGGGCCGTCAACCGACGGCCACGCAGTCCGCCAACGGGATGACCATTCTCAACGACAACCTTCTAACGCAGATGCGCGACGGTTGGGGGAACATCGGCTGGTACCCGCAGACCGTTGCGCAGTTGAACACCAACGCGCCTCTCAAAGACGAAGACATCGCCGACGTGAAGTGGATCCTGGCCGGCTGGCTCTCCGTGCACTACGGCGTGACTATCCCGCCGTCGCCGGATCCGGTCAACGGTTTCGATCTAGGCGCCCTGATCTATCAGGCGATGCGCCGGCTCACGAAGCGCTACCTGAAGTACACTGAGTGCGATCTTGGAGAATTGTCACGAAGTCAAGGGGGGCCCTGGGGCGGACCGAATTGGCTTTAATAATCAAAGACTTACGAACACCCCACGGACCTTGACCACAGCTGGATTTTTAAGTACACTGGCCGCATGAGCTTATCTCACACCGGCAAAAAGGCCCGCGATGCCGCAAGAGCGCGAGGCGAACAGTTTTATGTTTCTGGCAGGCCGTGTAGTCGTGGTCATGTCGGTCCGCGCTACGTCGCGAATCAGACATGTCTCGATTGCTCCAAGGAACAGCAGAGACGGGCTGAAGAAACTCGCAGAGCGCGCCGCGAATCTGACGCAGTGTTCGCAAAGCGGCGTCGAGCGCAGAAAGCTATAGTGAATCGGGCGTCGAACAAACGATGCCGCGGTAGAAAGTCCGCAGATTGGGCTGCCTGGTACGCGGCTAGACTACAGCGCACACCGGCATGGGCCGACCTTCAGGCGATTCGGAAAATTTACAACGAGGCAGCCCGCCTAACTAAAGAGACGGGCGAACCCTGGCACGTTGATCACGAGATACCGCTAAACGGTAAGCTCGTCAGCGGACTGCACTTAGCGGAGAACTTACGCGTGATTACAGGGATAGAAAACCTTAAGAAAGGCGCGAAGTTCATCATGAGCTGATGGGTCAAGCTCAGCCGGCTGTCATACCGCTTCCTCTTGCTTCGTATCAGCTGGCCGACCTTCGCGCCGGCTCGAAGCGGTTGATCGGGTGCTACCCTGAGCCCGCGCAGCAGACGCAGCCGAACGACGAAGAGGATCAGCAGCCAGCTAGTCTCCGCCGCTGGCCCGGCCTCTCGGCGTTCACGCCTAGCGGCCTGACGAACCCGCTGCGCGGTATTTGGGAAATGGCGGGCGTCGTGTACGCCGTCATCGGGTTCGATCTTTACACGATCTCGAACGCTGGCGCGATCACGTTGGTGCCAGGATCGACGAGCGGCATCATCGGTAACGGCTTCGTGCGCATGACCGACAACGGCGCCTGCCTAGTGGTGCTGGTGCCGGGCACCGATGTCTGCTACACCTACACGCCGTTCAGCGGCGGTGGCGGCGTACAGCAGCTCACGAACTCGTTCTTTCTTACATTGGGCGGCGCGCTCGATTGCTGGTTTGTCGACAGCTACATCGTGTTCCTGGCGAACAACAATAACGGTCAGGGCTCGTACACGTTCTTCAACGACGACGGTCGGCAGGTGTCTGGCAACGCGCAGATCACCTTCACCACCGCGGCGTCGTTCAATCGGCAGTTCGGCACCGATCCGTTCTATGCGATGTGCGTAGATCACCGCGAGATTTTGATGTTTGGCTCGCGCTCCTCTGAAGGATTCGTGAACACCGGCAACCCGACCGGCACACCCTTCAGTGCAGCGGCCGACACTTACATGACGTATGGAGTGCACCCGCTCTGTCCTTACAGCGTCGCACTTCAGGACAACTCCGTGATTTGGGTTTGCAATGACCTGACAGTGCGGCGCCGTAACGGCCAGACACCGACGCGCATCTCGACGGCTGGCATCGAAGCGGTGCTCTCGAACGCGGCGAAGAACAATTTACTCACCGGCATGTACGCGCTGACTTCGCCTGCCGGCGGACCGACGTGGAACGGCCACCCGTTCTATATTTTGACGATCCCGCTCGCGGAGCGCACGCTAGTCTATGACTGCGTGACGCAGCAGTGGTTTGATCTCGTGTCAGTGCTCGACGGGCAGGAGATCCAGTACCGCGGCCTGAGCTACTTCAACGGCTTCGGCAAGCAGCTGATCGGCGACTCGGAGAGCGGCACCATCGGCTACCTGGACGACACCGTCCAAACAGAGTTTGGCAACCCGAACGCGCCGGTCGTGTGCGCCTTCACGACGCAGCCGCTGTACAATCAGAACAACCGCCAGATCGTGCGGCGCGTTGAGGCGGTGGTAACGGCCGGTCAAGGACCGACACCAGGCGTCGCGCCGCGCATCAGCTTACTGCTCTCGGACAATTGGGGCGAGACATTCGATGTGTCGGGAGATGATTCGCAGACGCTCGGCGTGCCGGGCGACACTTCGAACCGTGCGGTGTGGTGGAACATCGGCCAGTACTACAGCCTGGTGATGCAGTTTCGCGTAACGGACGCATCACCCACCTTCACGGTCGATGTGACCGCGATGGTTGAACCTTGCAAGTGGTAACATGGCGATAGTGCTCAAGTCGAAGCC